ATTTGCAGTAAGTTTAACACCTTTCTCCTTTTATGATAATGATACAAATTTTCAAACAGATGCTCCTTTAGTAGCAGATTGGTGTGCTAAAAGATTAGGATATCCCCTTGTAGATGTTGAATTACAAGATGTAAATTTTTATACTTGTTTTGAAGAAGCAATAAATGAATATGGAACTCAAGTATATAATTTTCAAATAATAAATAATTTCCAAACATTTGAAGGAACAACAACAGGTTCTAATTTTAATAACCAATTAATAACCCCCAATATGGGAGGTACTATTAATGTATCTGAACAATATGGTAATGAAGCAGATGGTTCAGGAGGAGATTATGAACTACAAAGAGGTACTTTAAAAGTATCCCAAAGTTTACAACAATATGATTTACTAGAACATGTCAATTCTTCTATAACAGGATCAGAAAGAGTATATATAAAAAGAATATACCACAGTTCACCAGCAGCTATTAATAGATATTTTGATCCTTATGCAGGTACTGGTACAGGTATTCAATCTTTAATGCAAACTTTTGGATTTGGTAATTATTCACCAGGTGTAAACTTTATGTTAATGCCTTTAAATTTTGATGTATTAAAATTACAAGCAATTGAACTAAATGATACAATTAGAAAATCAGGATATCATTTTACAATAGTTGATAACAGGTATTTAAAATTATTCCCTATTCCTAATAAAGATTATACATTACATTTTGACTATGTACTTCAATCAACAGCAAATGCACCAGTTAAAAATACAGATAACAATTTAATAACAGATATATCTAATGTACCTTATACAAATCCAACATATCTTTATATTAATCAACCAGGAAGACAATGGATTAGAAAATATACTTTAGCATTAGCTAAAGAAATGTTAGGAGGGATAAGAGGTAAATACTTAACTGTACCTATTCCAGGAGATAGTACAACTTTAGATTATGCAAGATTATTAAGTGAAGCAGCTGAAGAAAAAAAATCATTAATTGAAGAATTAAATAATTTATTAGAAGAAACAACAAGATTAAAACAACTTGAACGAAAAAATCAAGAAGCACAACAATCACAAGAAACATTTGCTAAAGTACCATACCCAATATATATAATGTAATGATTAAATTAAAAAACATAATATCAGAAGTTATAAACACTTACCAAGTACAGGCATCTCTTATGTCTGATAGGAATGTGGGTATTACAAATATATTAGATCAAATTAGAGGTTTAGAGAAAGTAACAATTGTAAATAATATCACACCTGAAGATTATGTTCAAAAAGAAAAAATTGAATATACAAGAGTAAAAATTAAATTTGTTACTAGAGGAAACCCAAAAAAAGATATAGTAAAAATGCAAAAAGATATGTTAACATCTGATTTAAAAACATCAGATATGAGAATAGATGGGTTAAAAAATGTTAAATTTAAAATAGAAACACTAAGACGCTTATAATGGCATTATTTGGAGGATCACGAGACATATCACTTTTTAATACATTAAATAAAGAACTTATTAATGATATCATTCAAACAGAAGTTGGATATTATAAGTTTGTTATTGAAAGAACAACAGCTAATGTTTATGGAGAGTCTATGGGTAAAGTATATTATGAACCTGTAAGAATAGCATGTTTAATAGATAGAAATGATCAATCATGGTCATCTGATGAATTTGGTTCTGATGTTGATCAAGAAATTGGTTTTAAATTTTTAAAAGATACATTAAAAGATATAAATTTAGTACCTGAAGTAGGAGATATATTACTTTTTAGAAATAATTTTTATGAAGTAGATACCAGAGTCGAAAACGAATTAGTATTAGGTAGAGATCCTGATTATGCTATTTCAACAGGAACAGTAGATTTTGGGAGTAGTCATTCAATTGTATTAAATACTCATTTATCAAGAGTAGAAAAATTAAATTTAATACCTTTAAGAGGAGGAAAATATCCATCTACAAACAAAATAACAGATGGAATAGCTAATCAATTAGGGGGAGCAGCTAATTCTTAAATATAAAGAACTATGGCATATAAAAGACCTTTACCATTAAGACAAAATGAAATTCTTAGAAAGAATTTGGAGGCTCCTGATATTCTTGATCCAACAAAACCAACTTTTCCAATAAAAGAAATAGCTCCTAGTAGTTTACAACCTCAAAAACCTACATCAACCCAAACACCAAAAAATAGAGGAGCTATAACCAGAAGAGATGATGATAAGGTAAAAGATATTTATATAGGAATACAAGACCATGATGAAGCTATACAATATTACTTTGATAATGTAATAAAACCTTCAGTTATAATAAATGGTAATAGAACAGCAATACCATTAATTTATGGTTCTCCTGAAAGATGGAAATCTGTTCAAAGAGATGGATATTATAGAGATAAAGAAGGTAAGATTCAAACTCCTATAATAATGTTTAAGAGAGATAGTGTTGAAAAACGTAGAGATCTTGGTAATAAAATGGATGCTAATAATCCTCATCTTTACCAAACATTTGAAGTAAAATATACAAAAAGAAACCAATATGATAATTTTTCAGTATTACAAAATAGAATACCTCAAAGAGAATTTCATAATGTGGTTATACCTGATTATGTAAGATTAAAATACTCTTTTATCATTTGGACTGATTTTGTTGCTCAAAATAATAAAGTAGTAGAAGCAATAAATTATGCATCAGATTCTTATTGGGGAGATACAGAAAGATTTAAATTTATGGCTAGAATTGATACTTTTAGTAATAGTATAGAAGTATCTCAGGGAAGTAATAGAATGGTCAAAACAAATTTTGGTTTAGATTTACAAGGATATATTATACCAGATGCTATGAGTGCTCATTTAAGTTCACAACCTAAAAAACATTTTAGCAAAGCAACAGTAGCTTTTAATACAGAATATGTTTCTTCTTTTTCACAACCAAAATCAAGAGAACAAATAAGAAAAGAATCAGGTCATCAAAATATAAAACAAGAAGGAACTGGAATAGGGTATCAAGAACTAGGAAAAAACAACACAATAGGATAAAATGGCAAAACAGACAAGAACAACATTAAAAGGATATTTCGAAACAGGAGATATACCAAACCAAAACCAATATGGACATCTTATAGATTCTCAATTAAATTTACAAGATGGAAATATGCAGTTAGTATCGGGAAGTATATCAGCATCATCATATACATCTGCAACTAATATAATAGTAGGAACTGATATAACAGCTTCAGGTAATATAAGTGCAAGTGGAACCCTAGATATAACAGGAAATGTTAATTTTGATAGTGATTTAGATGTAGATGGAACAACCAACTTAGACAATACAGATATTGATGGAACCTTAGTAGTTGATGGTACTAATATTTCTTTAGATGCTACTACTACTTTTAATATAGACAATTCTAATACATCAAATGGGATAACAATTGGTACGGCAACTTCAGGAGTACCTATTTCTATTGGTCATACAACATCAAATACAACAGTTAATGATAATTTAATAGTAACAGGTAATATAACATCTTCAGGAGATGTAAGCTCAAGTCTTGCTTCTACTGCTTCCTTTGGTTCAGCAATATTTGCAAATCTTCCAACAACTAAACCATCAATAACAGGTTCATTATGGTTATCAGGCAGTGCGGGTAGCAATTCAAAATATTTAGTAGTATTTACAGGATAATAAATGGCGATACCAATTAAATGGGAAGATGCTGATTTTAAATGGGAATTAGCACCAACAGATACAGACGCAAATAGATATACTTGGGATGATGTAGCTTTAGTAGAAGAAGTTGTAGAGGCATTAGGTGGGGGAGGAGTTATAGAAGACGATATGCCTTGGATGAAAGACCAAGACAAGAAAAAACGTCTTATTAAACTTATTCTTAAATGTCAAGGAAAAACATATAGAGAAACTAAAGAAGTACAAGACATAAAAATAACAGCTAAAGATATAAAATTATTAGCTGAAAAAGTTTTAGGTATCGAAGTAATAACAGAAAACATCAAGTTTTAATAATTAGTTTATATTTATAACAAAACAACTTTATGTATAAATTATTTACAGACAAGTCTGAGCTTTTTGAATGTGATATTAAGTTAGAAGGAGCCAGTTTAAGTAAATCAAAAGCACGTTTAGTAGTCGAAACTTCAGACTACTCTTTACTTTTTAATGGAGAAATTTCATCAAAAGGTAAATGTGAAATTCCTATAAGAAAATTAAAAGGTTTAATTGATGAAAACACAACAGGTAATATTCGTTTAGAAGTTATTGCTGAAGATACATTTTTTACCCCTTGGGAAAGTGATTTTGAAGTAGATGCAAGTAAAAAAGTAACTGTTGAAGTTAAATCACAAACAACTAAAAAACCTATAGTAGAAACTAAAGTAAAGGTTAAAGTTAAAAATGAAAAACCAACACTTACTGAAAAACAACATGTTATAAATTTATTTAAACTTTTAATAAAAGAAGATATAAACGTAGATAATATTTCGTTCAAGCGTAATGAACTAAATAATATAGTAGCGACATATCTCAAAGAAAATACCGTGAAAAACACAGGTAAAGTGATAAATGGTGTGTTAAAAGTTCTTGAAAAAAAGACATAAAAATGGTTATAAATGGCATTACCCGATTTAACAGGACAAAATATACAGGACACTTATCAAAGAGTAGTCCAAACAGACGGGACTAGCACTTTTGATGGTACTGGTAGTTCTCTTCCTATATCTTTTGATGGAAATAATGTAATAGTTACAGGAGCCCTTACTGCTCAAACTTATGTAGTTTCTGAAAGTATACTTAACGTTTCTTCTGGTTCTACTGTTTTTGGAAACTCAATTGATGATACTCATAATTTTATAGGATCTATAACAGCTAGTAATAGAATTACGATTAGTTCAAGTATTGCAAATCAAGCAAAAATAATGTTAGAAGATTATGGTGGTGGTGATCCAAGTGTTAATTTTAGATCTGGATCAACTCAAAAAGCAGTAATAGGACATGATGCTTCAACAACTTATAGTAAATTTTTAGCAGGTGGTAATTTAACTAATACTACTGGTATTGTTATGGATGGAAGTGGTAGAATTGCTATAAACACTAATCCAACAGCTGGGTATGATTTAATTCTTTCAACTCATGGTATAGCACAATCATGGAATATTAGCTCCAATGGAACCTCTAAAGCCAATTTTTCTAATGGAGAGGCACAATCTACAGGAATGGGTTTAACACAAGGCCTCCATGAATTATGGCTTTGGGTACAAGGAACACCATCAACAAAACTTATCCAAACAGTTGATGCTGATCTTCCTTCTTTAACACATACAGGGTCTATTCTTATTCATACTGAAGGAGATGTCCCTTCCTATTCAATACAAGCTTCAGGTAATATAAGTTCAAGCGCAGAATTCATAGGAACAAGCGCAAACATATCAAACATAACATCCTCAGGCAATATAAGTGCAAGTGGGCATGTATATGCAAATCTATTTTATGCACAAAATAATTATAGAATACAAGATAGTGGGGGATCATCAAGACATTTTATAGCAGGACCACAAGCAGCTACAGTTTCAAATAATTCAGTTCAAATAGGTAATACAAACTTTACTGATGGAATACAATTTATTAGTCCTATAACAGCCTCAGGTAATATAAGCGCAAGTGGAACTATTACAGCTAATAAAATAGAAGCAGATCTATTAATAAGTCATGCAGGAGATGCAAACACAGGACTACAATTTGGTGCAGACACAGTATGGATTGAAGGTAATGATGTAGTATTAGCTAATTTTAATACAACTTATATTGATTTTCCAGCGGGTAGTCATATAACAGCCTCAGGTAATATAAGTTCAAGTGGTGATTTACTTGGTAATACTTTAACTGTATTATCTGCAGATACTGATAGGTTACTAGTCGATCAAATAGGTGAAAAAAATAGTAATGATGGTATTACAATAACGCATAATATAACAGCCTCAGGTGATATAAGTTCAAGTGGGTTAATCACAGGTAAGATAAATACAACAGATACTAATGCTGACGCAGCCCATTATTTTATGCTGCAAACAGCTGTAGGTACATTACCATTGACATCTAATGGTATGAATCTTAACCCTAGCAATGATGTTTTAACAGTAGGTGGTGGTATTAAATCTCATGCACATATAACAGCTTCAGGTAATATAAGTTCAAGTGGAACTATAACCGCAAATGATATCCAATTTAATACCTTAACAGGAACTATAGATGGAGGAAGTTTTTAATATTTATAACAGAATAAAACAAATATGGCAAGTACAATACAATTAAAAAGAGGAACAGGATCAGCAGTACCATCAGGATTAGCAGATGGGGAATTAGCTATAAATTTAGATAATGGTAAATTATATTTTGGTTCTGGATCTTCTAGTGAAAATGATTTTACTTTTACAAATGTAAGTGCAAGTGGTGGTATCACTTCTAGTGGTTTATTAACTCCAGGTATAGTGAGCGCAAGTAAATTCATTGGGAGTGAAGTACAAACACATCTATATAAATTTATAAACGATACTATAAGAATAGCAGAATCTAGTACAGGTGACAATTTAAGAGTATACGGAGGGGGATTAGAAGTTGATGGAGGAGCAATAACAGCCTCAGGAGAGATAAGTGCAAGTGACGGCATATATGGTTCAAGTATTTACACATCTACATCTTATAGACTTGAGGATAGTGGAGGAACTTCTAGACATATTATTAGATCACAAAATAATGAAATAGAATTAGGTAATTCAAATTTCACAGATGGAATATTATTAACAGGTAATATATC